TCTGCTTGTAATTTAAGATCTGGAAATATGTGTTGATATTCTTCGCTGTCAATTATGTTTCTAACTTTACGACCAAACCTAACAGCTAATTCAGCTGTGTGCGTTGTTTGTATTATTTTAAGATTGCCTCTTCTACCCATCATCCATGCAGGAAAAAACGTTGATGCAAACTCAGACTTTGAGTGTCTAGGTGGCAGACATACGATCAATCTTTTTAATTTGCCATCTGCTATCTTGTTAAATTTATTGGCAATAATTTTATGGTGTCTACCTTCAATAAAATCTGGCCACATGTGTTTTATAAAACCCATGAAGTCTTTTTGACAACCATCTTGTTTTTCTAATTGATCGTATCTTTGCAGTAAAGCTACGGCCTCAGCCTTATCTTGTTCAGATAATATATCGAAATCTTTGAATGAAACATCGCTCATAAGCGAGCTGAGAAACAAGGTAGCGACGATATATTATGTAACCCAGCTCTAAGCGTAAAACGCCTAGCATAAGTATCACATAAGGTTATACTTCGTGCCACTCTTTACCCTCGAATAGTAAAGCCTCTGCCTCTCTTCTTCTTACTAAACCTTGTTTTACTTGTCCACCAGCTTTATTCCAACGTTTAATTTGATTGGGTACATCATCCCAAACTTTATTATTAAGCCTGGACAATAAAGTACTCGAAGATAGGTTTGAGGGTCCCAAATTAAATACCCATGATACCAAGGCATCAAACTCGTTTTGTTTAAGATCGACAGTTACCATGTCATTTATATAGCCTTCGTACTCGTTCATTTCTTCTAACAATAAATTATCTGCATCTTCTTGAGTTATAGTATTACCCTCTTCCACTCCTTTTGTAGAGCCATAACCTATAGTCCAAACGCCAGCTGCACATTTGTAAGCCTCTAACTCACAACCCTCAAATTTTTTAATAAGGGCAATGCCCTCTTGTGATATTTTCATATTATTATCCCCACTTTTTGACTTTTGTACCGCCGAAGTAATCAACGGCCAAATTTTCTTTTTTAAGTAATTCTGCCACATTTCCTTTCTCGCAAAATATATCTCCAAGCACCCTGCCGTATTTGTCGGTGCCGTAAGACTTTATGGTTATATTACCTACCAACCATTGTTTCAACTTCTCTTTGGCAAGTAATCCTAGTTTTTTTTCTTTTGTTCGCTCTGGATATTTTTTTATATTAATTCTAGATTCGGGCACATCAATCCCGTTTATGCGTACAGATTTATTATGTAATTGCACTGAAAAACCAAGATCTATAGTCTCTAAACGCACAGTATCTCCGTCTATAACTTTTTTCAATTTACATTTGTAAACGAAAGCATCGGGTAATTTAGCCATTAGTTGTCGCCCTTGTGTGACGCTCCAAAGTAAAAAGATATGATTGCGCTAGCCAAACCACCTAAATATCCTAATACTAAATTTATTAACGCCTCACTATTTTGTTCTGGTGGTTGTAGTGTTACTAAGAATATGTAGCCTAAAAAACCAGCTATTGTTGCAACACCGATAATTCTTGCAGTCCAATCTTTGCTAAACATACCCCTAGCATTTTGTTTATCTTGTGTTTCTAATTTAAAAACATCAACATCAAGCTCCTTCATTTGCACCTCAAACTCTTGTTCTGCTTTTTTAAGCTCTAACATCTGTTCTGGTGTTGCATTTTGTATTGCTTGTTGTATTGATTTTTGATCGTTTGATACGCCGAGCACGCTTGCAATCTTGGTCATGGCCATGTTGCCCATTGGACCACCAAGCGCTGTGCCTATGGTTGGAGCTACTGCACCTACTAAATTTTTTAACAATCCTTTCATAGAGATTCCTTTACTGTATATACTGTTAGTTTCTTTTCTTTACCTTTTACTTTTATAGGTTTTAGTAATTTTAATACAATTTTACAATTTTTTGCAGTTTCATGTCCTATGAGTATATCAACACCCACCTCTTTAGTCGCTGACTCTAGTCTTGCTGCTATGTTGACCGCGTCTCCGATGGCAGAGTAATCAAACCTTGTTTCGCTACCCATGTTACCAACACAAGCAAAACCCGTGTTTACTCCCACCCCACAGGCTACTGGGACAGAAAGTGTCTTATTAAGTTCTGCTATACCTTTTTGAATATCTATTGCAGCCTGAACTGCTTTAGTTTCGTGATCCTCAAGGTCTAAAGGTGCACCAAACAAATACATACCCGCGTCCCCGATAAATTTGTCTGTAGCGCCCATTAAATTTTGAACAGCGTTTACTTGCACTGTTAAAGTTTTGTTCATAATGTCGGTTACTTCTTCGGGCGATAATTTTTCTGAAAGCGAGGTGAATCCCCGCAAATCGGTAAAAACAAAACTGCAATATTTCTTCTCACCACCAAGTTTTAAAAGACTAGGATCATCTTGCAACAATTTGACCTGGCGTGGGTCAAGATAATGTTCAAATTGTTTTTTTATTTGTTGTTTAAGTTTGTATTGTTGTCTAAACCTAACATAAAAAATAGCACTACCTTGGACAAACTCTGATACAAAAGTCCAAGAAAAATCTACAAGATAGCCTGTCTTTATAATATAAACACCGCTTATAAAGGTCGCGGCCATAAATAAACCACCAAATATTAGTGATTGTGTCATACCTAGATAACCGAAAATAACTGAAACTATTATTAGGCACAGAGTAAACATTATTAATTCAGCTGCTATCGCCCAATCTGGTATGTAGGGTGAGTCTTGTATTAGTATAGATTCTGCAAGAGCTGCTTGTACTTCATGCGGAGAAAGCAACCCTACAGGTGTTGCAACGGTCGGAAATACGCCTGGTGCATTGACCGATACAAACACAAACTTATGTGCAACAGCTAATTCTTGTAAATTTGTTTGTGGAGTGTCGACCCAAGAAATCCATTTGCGGCCTAGGTTGTCTACATCAACGGGAGGTAATCCTTGCACAGTAATCTGTCGCATACCATTATCATCGCCTTTTATTATGTAGGTATTTGCGCCAGCTAATACTTTTAAAACCTCGGTGCCGAACGATGCAACAAAACCATCTGGTGTTTGCATTAACAAAGGCATACGCCTTACAAGATTATCTACTTCCGTGGGAGCCGTCGACAAACCTTGAGGAACATCTATGTATATTGGGTCGTTTGCAACAACTCCCTTAGCCATAATACCACTAATATTTTCACCAAGTAAAACGGTTCCGCTTGTTGGCGGATAATTACCATTGTCATATTCGAACATGGCTAATATGCTAGGACTATAATCTAAGGCCATCAAAAACATTTCATCGCCACCAAAACGATCTGGATTCGGTAGGGATATGACCCAACCGACACCCATAGCACCTGCCTCTAAAATATCCATGTGTATTTGTGCTAACTCTTGTCTAGGAAAAGGCCAACCACCAGATTTTTGTATATCTTCTTGTGTGATATTTAACACAACGAAATTACCACTAGGCTCATGTTTTTTAACAAATGTGTCAAATGTTTGTAGTTTAAGAATTTGTAAAGGATATAACTGAAACAACAGTGGTATAGCTAGTAATATAAATACTGTGAATATTACCTTTTTCATCCAGAGCTTTGAGTTATATTGATTGTAGAATTAGCTGTGCCGTTTACTTGTATGACTTTTGATACACCGTCTTGAGTTATAACTATATTATATGCTTGATCTGCACTGACTAATACCTGTGCTCTTTGATTTACCATTCGCATAAATTTAAGTTGATCGCCTTGTATTATTGTTGTAATTTGTGTCTCAGTATCTTGTCCTATTTTTGTGCCGACTAACTGTATGCCACTAGAAAAATCAGATAAGTTTTCTTCTTCTTTTACATCAAGTTCATCTAACACATCCAACAAATCTTCAAGAAAATTTACATTTAACAAATCTATGTCAAGCTCTGAAAAATTTATGTTTTCATCTTCGTCTAACATATCTTCATCGGATAAAAAATCTATATCTAAATCAGTAAAATCTAAGTAATCATTTTGCTCTGACTGTGTTTGTTCATTGTCTACAAACTGCTCTTTTGGTGGTGAAACAATCAACATGTTATCTATAAAGTTTAAGTCAATATCTAAAACAACAGGTTTTGTTGGAGCCACATCATAAGCAGACGTAGTTGTAGCCTGGTATGGTTTGTTAAGCACCTGTTGACCCATAGCTGTTTGTACTACTATTTCGCCACTTGCGTCACCAAACTCATTTGGTAATAAAATTATTAGTGCTTTGCCAGTAATATCGATAGTACAAACAAAATCTGTGCCTTGGACAAAAATTTGTGAGCTAGGCGTAGAGAGAGTAATATTTTTTTTGTTTAGTTTGTTTGCATTACCACTAATAAACCTAATAGTACCGCTGGCAAACTGTAAGGCCATTTTTGATTTATCTGGATTACTGTTGTAGACATAATCAGTTATGAGCAGCTCGCTGTGTTCTGTAAGCCTAACAGTTGATTCGTCAAGAAAGGTTATGGCTATTCGACCTGCGCTAGTTTGCACATTGTCTAAGGAATTGATGTCAAAATCTAAAGCGGCCTCGTATGGCTCATCGCGATAGACTCTACCGTAACCTGTTAATTCTGTAATATCACCTATTGAATCAGCATGAAGTGGAAGTACCACCATCATTTTGAATAATACAGATATTAGAATTGCTTGTATTTGCAATAACTTGTAGCCAATCACGCGCTAATGTAGATGCCTGGGTAATGTTCATAGTGTTGCTGCTACCATCAAGATCTAAATTAAAGTATGCCGATGTCGCCGCCGTGTTACCGCTATAACCACTACCTGTGAAATTAATGGTGTTTGAGCTTCCATTAATGTCCATGTAGTTGATTGCGTTTTCATAGTCAATGTCAAAATCTAACTCATTACTATCACCCAGTATTATCCAATCCAAATTAAGATAGGAAGAGTTAGCATTTTCACCTATTTTTATATCAGCCTCATTACTTGAGCCTGTCACGTCGATGTTAAGATCAACATAATCAGCTGTAATTAAGCCAGTAGAGTTCATTAAGACGTCCCAAACGTTGCTATCGCCATCGAACTCAAAGAAACCTGTAAAGTTGTCACCATCTATAGCGTCGGATCTAAATATGTTGCTAGAGCCGATTTGATTTATGTCTAGCGCCATAGTTGAGCCATCAAGGTCAAGCACTGTCATAGTTCCAGATACAGCTGAGGTACCACCTATAAGGTTAGATGATCCAAGTTGTTCTAAGTCTATGGTTGCGTTGGAGCCGCTTTGATCTACATAAATTTCGTTGTCTGCGAAAATAGTAAGTGAGAAAAAAAGTAAAAATAAATATTTATTCATCTGCATATTGCCAAAAATTACGTTCGCGACCTTGTTTGATAATATCTACAATACCAATTTCTATAGCTGATTGCAAAGCGATGGACTTGCTTTCGTTCATGGCATTTCCTGTTTCAAATTCTATTAGTTCTGTGGAGTTATTAGTAAACCTAAAAACGTCAGATGATATGCCAACAGATAATATGGTTCTTGTTGTTAGGTTTTCTAGTAAAACTTCGCCAGTGCTTACTGATACGACTCTTATTGAAACCAATACAGTGTCCTCTCTGTACTGCTTGCTAGTAGATATGCCGAGCATCCTAGAGCCAATACCGCCTGTATTGAGATTTGTGTTGTAATCGACTATACCACCTTCAATAATCACTCCTGCAAACAATAATGGTAATTGTTTAGTATCATCTTCAAACTTTTCTCTAGTTGACCGAATGATCTGCCTTTCACGAGTAATGTGATCGATTCCCACCCTTTCAACAACACGAAAAAAACCAGATTGTTTTAATGCCCTAATTAGATATGTTTCGGGCGCTTGAGTCATGGCCGTGCTGAAATTAGCATATCCATCCACTGATTTTCTTTGCCCTGTAAAATCAGAAAACTTATACACAGCAGCTATAGGTTTTACCTTTGGTGCAGGTATTTCAGTTATCTCTTTTGTTATCGGCTTATTTATAAATGCGTCTTTAGAAAAGCATTTTGCTTTACCGACTATTGATACAAGGTCTTTGTAGTCCCCTTCTGGGTTGGTAAGACATGGTGATATTAACTTAGTGTGCGTAGTGCAACTAA